TGCTGGATCATCTTCAATGAAGTCATTATTATAATATGTTACACACTCCTTATAAGAACCATTGTACTTAATGGTTGTAAAAACATACATACACTTGTCTGATATACCGTAATCACATTCAAGATTAACCTTTCTGTTCGTGAAGTAGTGTTTTAATTGCATGTCCAGCATACCATGCGATTCCAAAGTTATCACACCATTCAGACATAGTGAGTCTAGCTCCCTTCCTAACTGGCTTGTTTGGATATTGAAGAAGCATGATAAATCTTTTCTTGTTTCTAGATAACTCTGCATGCACAGCTCGGTATTTCTGTGTATCGCCAGCGCGGAAGTAGCCTTTGACTTCGATGTAAATACTCCCATTGCTAAAGTCAACGGTGTACTTTCTCTCGACTGTATATCCAACTCTAACTGTTTCATAGTCCCAGCCCTCACCTAGCGCAGCAGCTACCCTCTCCTCAAGTTTACTTCGGTACTTAGGAACATTATTCATACTGGTGGACTCCACTCATCTGCATCATCTCGTAGTATCCACAACAACCGTGCGTTCTCAATGAGAGCTTCTAGTGGCTTGTCATAAGCTTTCTCATACTCACATAGAGCAGCCCAAAACATATCCTCCTCTGTGGTTAGATGGTTAAGGATCTTCTCAGCAGTCTTTGGGCCAACTCCCGGTACTCCTTGAATGTTATCTGTAGAGTCTCCAATCAGTAGCTGATAGTAGAATGAATACATACCATCTGCTTCAGATACATTATACAATGTTTTATACAACCAGTTGTAATGTAATCCCGGTACCATATTCAAATCTTTATCAGTTGTACAGATAACTGTATCCCAATCCTGACGGATACCAAGCATGTCGTCAGCTTCCATGCCATCGACAGTCTCAGCATCCCAATGTTCCTTCAGGTAGGATATGATAGCTTCCTTATACACGGGTTTAATTGTACGCTTATCCTTGTACTTTCGGATAGTAGCTATACGTTCACGGAAGTTACCTGTACCTGTCAGGTATATCTTGTAGTCATCTGCACCTACCTGCTTAATCATATCGTTAAGCATTGTCTTAACATTATTCAGGCAGTGACTCAATGGTTCACAGTCTACTTCACGCTCAATCAACTCTGGATCTAGGTTGTATTCTTTGCAGTGTTCCTTGGCCTGCTTAATGTAAGCAAAGATCATACCATCTGGAGTAATAAAGCTTGGAGTTTCAACTGCAAACCCACAGCTATACACAACAATGTCACCGTCAATGAGTGCTGTCGTTGACATTATACCTCCTCAAACTCTGCCAGCTTTTCTGCTGCTTCACGTTCCAGATCACCCGTAGTATACGCTTCAAACTTACGAGCAATCTCTATTACAAGATCAGGTGTAACATCTTTATCACCTGCACCCATAACAGTTACATAAGCTACTGCATTAGTCAGTGCATTCTGACGATTGATAGCCCGTCCCTTATCACGCAGCCCCATTGGGAAGCCACTACCACTACCACTTGGTGGAGATACAGAGGTAGTTGTTTCGCTACTACCTGCTTTTGAAAGCGAGGCAACCTTAACATCCTTACCATAAGCACCATCAGTGTACTCGAAGGATACCTCATCCCCCTTTGACACCATCGACTTGAAGCCGGTCTTGTACCAGCTATCACCAACCTTGAAGGAATAGATCTTACTGGTACTACCTGCCTTCGGGCCGCGCTTAATCTCAACATCCTTTGAACTTACTGCTTCAACTACACCATTGCAAAGTGCCATGTCTATTTCTCCTAATCTTTAACAACAATATACTTCTTCATATCTGCCCAGTTTGGGCCAACCTTTACCTCTATGTCAAGAGGTAAACTAAACACATAACCAAAGTTATGTTCATACTCCTCCTTAGCTTTAGTTAGTACATTATAACACAATGACACACACTCTGTCAACATATCTTTTGTTACATCTAGTATTACACTATCATGTACAGTGTTAACAAGCAACACTTTGTTCCTAAGAACAGGGTCGGAAAAGATTTCGCGTGCCAAGATACCAATCATCATGGGTACTATGTCACCCGTAGCTGTACCTTGTGTCTCATAGTTCTTCATTTGTGTTGGTGAGAAAGATGTGGAGCCATGAAATCCATCGTACTCTACGAATGTGTATATCCTACCTGTCTCAGACTGTACCTTGGATATGCCAGCGGGTGTACCACTCTTGGTTCTATAGGTAGAAGGTACTCTATTCCTCTTAACTTGGAGTGCAAAGTTTTCTTGATAGCGTTTCACACCGGGATACTTACGATAGTACATCTCGATGAATGCTTCAGCAATAGCTACTGATATGTCAAACTCTTTTGCAATGCGTTTAGCACTAGCTCCGTATTGTAACTGGAAGGACATACCCTTTGCAAGTCTGCGTTGATGTGGTGTGAAATGCATACCAAAAAGATCTCGTGCATTCTCAGAGTGTATGTCAACTCCGTTCTTAAGATCATTTAGTAACTGCTCATCCTTCGACAGATGTGCAAGAACACAGACTTCTAGCTGAGAGTAGTCAACTTCAACTAGTAACCCATCTGTGAATCTACTAACGAATGCTCTCTTAATATTACTCATCTATCTTTCTCCAGTGCTTGCCTCAAGTTATATAAAACACCATCACCAACGGGCAGGCACTTCCCGTTATCAAAGAAGTCACGCACAGCTTCGTCTGGATGGTGTTCCATATGTGAGGTACGTTCCTCAAGGTCTCTTAGGAAAGCAGATGCTGCATCCCGCAGCCGCTGGTTCTCTCTTATGTAATCTTCCCTATCTTTACACACATCTTTTCCCATCCATTTGCAGTCTTTAAGTTCAGCTTCAAGCTCGGCGATACGGGTTGCCTGTTCTTTGTTCTCCAGATCAAGTGCAGCGTTTAACCCGTCCAGCTTGTCATTGGCAGCCTCAAGCTCGGCTACCTTCCTTTCAAGGAAGCCTATCTGCTCATAAGCAGGTGTACCATCCATTATTGACCTACCCATCACTCACCTCCAATTAAAGATCGCCCTGCTGCTGGTGGCCTGTTAGCTATTCAGGCGGTGAGTACGTTGGCTATACCGGTTCCACATCGCACCAACAACAGGACGAATAACTTGCCCTCCATATAGAACCGTCAATGGTTTCTCCGCTTTCTATATGTCAAACGGGCGAAAAGGTGGTCAACGACTCACGCTGACCATTAACTATTCTCCTTCCGCTTCCAAGAATTCCTCTTGGTATAGTTCAAGGAACTCGTAGTAGTCAGACCAATCTGCTGTCTCAACAAGCAAGTCTGTGTCTGACATAAGATCCTCTGGTTCTCTGTTATCAAATACAATGCTCATGAGTTATCTCCACTTACATTCTGTAGGTTTGGTTTACTACTACTAAGCCTGCCTGTCTGTGTAACAGTATGGTTATACTGTGGATGTATCTTTCCATCCGGCCATGTCAAGTCCATATACGGTAGTATATACGTTGACAGATCTTTTTTCAACCCCCTGTATGTACGTATATGATTTATAAATCTTGTAACTCCACCTTCAGTGCAAACTTTATGTAAATCCTCCAGTTGTTTATCACTAACTTTCCTATCTTCAGGTATCAGTAACCTTGGAACTATGTTCTTAAGGACAAACTCTTTCTTCTGTTTCTTTGTTTTTACCTGACCCTTACGTAACCCTGTCTTATACACAACAGGTGTACCATCCTCGTTATATACAGGGACAGTGACAGTACCTTTGATAATACCTCCATACAGGATAGCAGCCTGCTGTAATGGTGACATTGGATTCCACTCTGCTGTGTGAATAACTGGATCATGAGCTACCAAGTTTTCAGCGTGCTCTTTTAATTCTTTCTCAGAAATCATGATTGCAGTCTGTGCTATGTGTAGCTGCCGACGCAGTTCACTCTTGTCAATAGCCATACCATTAGCTTCCATCAGGAAGGTAGCTAGTAATGCATCCATCTGTGTATACATGAGTGGTAATTGATCTTGTTCTTTCAGCAATGCGAGTTGCTTCTTGAAGATCTCTTGGGTTACATATACATCATTACGCAAGTATGGTTCTATCTCAGAATCAGGTATATCCTCGGTTGATATACCCTCTTCCCAATACTCTTTCATCCGGCTATCTTTCAAAGGCAGATCGTACTTCTCGCACAATGCATTCAAAGATACCATGCGTGACTCTTGACCTGTAATAATATACTCAGCCAATTGAGTATCCCAAAACTTACCACCCCTCTCAATGAATGTATCAAGATAGATTGGCATACGTGAATTCCACATATGTAACAAATCAAACTTCAAGTTGTGACCAACCAATAAGTCTGAGCTTAGGAGTGTTGCGTTGATGAGTTCGACCGATCCAGTATCATTGTACTTAAGTGTTACTATTTCGTGAAAGTTATATGAGTACCCGAACCAGACTATATCATTATCAGGGTGGAATGGTGACGCTGCCATACCACCTACAGCACCATCACCGACGTTGCGTAGTGTAGTCTCAGTGTCAATTACTAGTGGTGCTTTCATGTGTACCGTCCTGTCTCTGGATTAAAATCACATTCCCACTTTGCATGTCTCATGTCAGGCATCTTGGGTGTTGGTAATTTGTTCTTAGGAATATTTATAAACCTAGAGTTCTCATAGCCTACCTCCTTGTCAACACCAATCGTGATAATAAGATCAGCCTCACCTTGCAATGCAGTCTTGCTCTCGTACAACTGGTGCATCTCCAACCACCGTTCACCAATTGCTGCTGTGTCAGCCTGATGTGCAGCTATCACTGGCGCATACCGCTTGGCCCATTCTCGTGCATGTCTGAACAGTGCTCCCATAACCTGTGCTGAATTACCCTTACCTTCGTATCCATGTACTTTCCACAACTGATCCACAATAATCAATCCCGGTTTATACTGGTCGATATATTTATGTACTTCATACACTGTTATGTCTGCCTTGTCAACAATTATTATACCATCCTTACCAACCAACCTATTGTATTCCTCAACAGCTTTCAATGGATCTTTCCGTAACTCTGCATATGACATACCCAGTGCAGTCTGGTACAAGCGTGAGCGTACAGCTTTCCTTTCCTCCTCGTTGTTTATCCACAACACTGGCTGTTTCATTTGTGATGCCATGTGTGTAGCCTCACTAGCAAGGAAGCTGGTCTTACCTACCTCTGCACGTGCACCAAGCACAACAAGATTACCCTTGCGTAGCTTACCACATGAGTTGTTCAAACAGTTTAGTCTCCAATCAAGACCATCACCATGCTCAAGTTCTTCAACGATCTCAATGAATGTTGATGTATCAACGTACTCATCATCAGTACCTATGTGTTCAGCCTCAACCAAGTAATCATTCACATGAGTCTGTATATCTTCAATGTCTTTTGTGTCGTCACCCTCTGCTATCTTCAAAGCAACATCAGCTATACGACTACCATACTCACGGAGTCTGTAGTGTTCGATAAGATTTTTAGTTAGAGTCTCATCAAACTCTACACCCAATACAAGTTTAGCAAAGAGTGTTTTATATATCTCTTGTTGTTCTACAGATAGAGTAGGAAATTTAATAGTTAAGAAATATGTACTAAAAGATTTCCAATCTACTTCTATCCTAGTATCATCTTCTTTATACCATTCATCTAGTGTAGTTAATATCTTCCATGATTCTATAGGTACTACATGATGTGTTATATATTTAATATATTTATAATAGTTATATCTATTACTAAATATATGTAATAGTTCTAACATAATATTATACTCCTAGTATTCTATGTAGTTCATCAGTACGTAATTCTTTAGGATCACAACCTACATCTGTGATTAGTTTAACATTACAGAATTGTTCTAGTCTGTTCTTAAGAGCAATTTGTTTAAGCTTAACTATCCTGTTATCATCATCAAGGAAAATGATTACACGTTTGAACTCTTTGATAGTACACAAAGCCAAGTCAGAAAGCTCAGTACTAAGCAGAGGTATGGAGTTCTGTATCCTACCACACTTGATTGCAGATAGATAGTCCTCAGTTAAAACTACTGTATCTGTATGATCTGTAATGAAAATCTTTTTAACACAGTCACGGTTCCTGTATGTAATATACTTGGGTCGTGTGTCATCATCGTATAACCTGCGTGTCTGCATTAGAGCAAGTCCATCACTGTCAAACACTGGCAGTATTAGTCTCCTGTCCCGTGCTGAATAGCAGATACCGTGTTCTCTAATCTCTTCATCGAGTATTCCGTAACGTCGTAGCCACGCTGTAGCTCTTGGAGAGAATCTACTAGGGTCGTGTTCTGCATCCGTAGGGATTGCAATTGTCCTTCTTGATGCAGAAAGATAGCTTGGAGTATGGTCATGCCCTTTCTTAATACGCTTATGTCTAAGCTTATCCTTACGATAACTACCATACAAACCACAACGATAGCACTTAGCATATATAGTTCCATCTTCTTTCCTCTCTATTAACAATGACTTAGATTCACCGGAACAGTCATGAGTATCATGATTGATTCTCATCTTCTGCCCCGGCTCAAGGGTTTTACCTACCTCAAGGTAGTCATCTCTATTCAGAAAAGACCGCATCCCTCACCTCATCAAAATTAAACAAGAACGTAAAGTCAATGTCTTGTATTGTATGACGATCTAAATAATTATACCTGCATCCACCACTATCACCAGATGCACATCTAAATCTATACGTATCAATAGTATGATTAGCCCAGCCTGTGATCTGGGCTAGAGCTGGGGTGCTCGTCTCATCATCCCAAAAGACAAACACATCTCCTTCATACAGGATAACATCGTTGTTCTTAAGAACTCTCTTTTCGTCAGTCGAGGTCATCTCTATAATCTCCTTTCTCGTTCCAACCATACCCGGCTGCTAGTTGTGCAAGTCTTTTACTTACATATGCCCAGAATGAATGTCCCTCTGTGGTGGCACCCCATACGAAAGCACCACCGAGATCTGTTGAAAGTTTAACTAGCTTCTCAGATCTAGGCGGAGTTAAGGAAATACTGCCACCTTTCACAATTTCTCTGAGTATGTCATCATAATCTAGACTCATCTTGCACCTCCTGTTCCTTCTCTTGTCTATCCATATCTTCAAACATTTTAATAAGATACCTGCACTTCTTACACATATCCTCATGTCTGCATTGGTCAGGTATCCACACAGATTCACCCGATGTTAAGATTGCATTGCAACATTTGCATCTCATGACTACTCTCTTTGTTCCTAAGAACATTAGAAGGTTGTACCGAACACGGTGTGATAGTGTCCCTTAACTGCCTGAAGCTCAGAGTCAGACCGATTGAAACGCTTACCCATCGTCCACTCAAAGGCAAGCTCAAAGCTCTTGACCTTGTGTGCCATCTCAGCCCAACTCATCAGGTTACGCGGACTCATGGTAACACTAAGCACACCTTCCTCATATCCAACCCGGATAAGATTAGCAAGCTGAACCATCTGACGAGTCTTGGTTTTGATAAGGAAAGGATACCGTTCCATGAGCATGTCAATCTCATCATCCATTTTCAGGTACCCAAGGTGCAACACCAGATCCATGCGGTTGAGAGTACTGCTATCCTGAACCATCGTCGCACCGTACTGGTCAAGGTTATCTCCAGTACCCACCACGTTATCACACAGCACCATTACTGCGCGTGGATCAGGGGTGATAGTCTTTTCAGTAACACTCCCCGGCATGTCATCAAGGAATAGCTGACCGTTGCGCTCATAGTACCGCTGCAATGCCATCTGTATACCGCTTGATGTTTTCCAAGGCTCATCGAAACAGATCAGCCTACCTTTCTTCAGGCCGATAGGTAACTGACCAAGATCGTAGTGCATGGTTCCTTCCGAGATCCACGGCCTGCCAAGTATGCTGTCACTCTCCATATCAGCACGCCCGTTGATTCTCAGGTATGGTTGCTGACAGATAGCGGCAATGAACTTATACATATCAGTCTTACCACTGCCCGTCGGGCCATAGGTCAACACCTTCAGGTTGTCCTCACGTGCCAGCATGGACGGATAGAGTACAGTATGATCCGGCTTGTAGTGACGGACGGATTCAATATCAGGGATCAGGTGGCGCTCGTCCTCATCCCAATCTCCGGCAGAGTACTTGGTAGTTACCACAAAGTCCGGCAATCCAGACTCAGAGATATACGTTTCTCCACCAAAGTCCTTAAACAGTACCGAATACTTGATGCCAGCTACACTATCCACGGTTTCTTCCTCAAGTGGGGAAAACAGTTCTTCTTCGGTTGGTTCAGGTACCTCATCAGTTACTTCCTTGGGGTCACTGATCTTTGAACCCCTAACACCAGACTTGGAAGCCAGTTCAGCAAGGATACTGCGGGTCAGTTCATCTTCGTAGCTCATGTCAATACTCCTAGTTGCGGTTGAGGATTTTGTTCTTAATAACATTAATGACAGCAGGCTCAAGCTCATGTGTATGCTTGATTACTGCGCGGTGTTTGTAGAAGTGTTCTACATTTCTATCCATGATACCGATACCATACAGTTCTACTATACCAGAGCGTTCAATGGTATCAATGATACGCTTGGTGTAACCAAAGTAATTGGCACGTGGTGTGCAGGGTGACCCATCACTCAGTACAATCATCAGCTTACGCTTCTCCTTACGTGCCTTGAGTCGGTTGAATGCCCAGAGAATGTGGTCACCATCAGCATTCTCATGCATGTAGTTTGTCATGTGTGCCATGTACTTAACGATCATATCAGAGGATACATTATCATCAAACGATTTGAACACACCTTGAAGTAACTTCTTCTTGTATGGTTCAGTACCACCGTTGATGTAGTCAGAGTACCCTACCATTTCCAGTGGAACACCTATTGCAGTCAGTGCTTCGTTAAGCATGTAACCACAGGCTATTGCATGGCTCATCTTTGAATCACCCATGCTACCAGAGTAATCAATGAGAACAGATACCGCAACATCCAGTATGTTGTTCTCAATCTTGCGCTTGAATACCCGGTTCTGATATGTCTGCCCAGCATCACGCATACCTGCCCGGTACAACGAGCGTCCACAAACCTTACCCTTCGATTGCCCATGCTGTATGTGTGCCTTCGAGATTACCTGAAGTAAGTTGCGTAACTTACTGGAAAGATTTGTGTTCTTAAGAACAGACCTCACGGTATGCTCGAACTTGTCAGACTTATATGATGTCCTTGGAACAACCACATTCTTACCACGTGGGTAATCAATCACACAGAACTCAGATGACACAGCACCCACTATAGTAGAAGCTGGATCTGCACCAGTGTAATCAAGTCGTGATGGTTTGCCACCTGACTTTGTTACTTCAGCGTGCTTGTGCATCAGGTAGTCGGTGTACTTTACGGTTCCAACACCGTCGGAGGTTTCGCCATCAGATCCCACATCTCCCTCATCAGAGCTTTCCGTACCATCGCCCTTACTATCGGTTCCAGATCCGTCAGAGTTTTCTCCTTCAGATTCCGATTCATCGTCACCTTTAGAACTACCTCCCTTACTACCAGATCCTCCACTTGCATTCTCTTCCTCCTCCTTGGAGTCAAACCCAAGCAGTTCAATCAGTTCAAGCACAACCTGATACTCTACTTGCTCATCTGCATTTTCAACACGCTGATAATACTTACCTTCAACTATCTTATCAACGAGTGCCTGACCTGTCGGGCTAAGTTTGTTCTTAAGAACTTCACCCTTGCCGATCATCTCGGGTTGCCAGTGTGAGCGCACAATACACTCAGCCACGACACATGCTTCAATAGCTACCATCTTCGGATGGTCACTCTTACCCATGTTTTCAAACAGAGGGAGAGTCTCGACAAACAGCTTCCTTGCCCGTGCCATTACCTTTGCA